ATGGCATTAAGTGATCAAGCCTATAACCGCTTAAAAGCAGATTTGACGAGTAATTACACGGGGTTGATAAATACCGGGAAGCCGATGATTCTTGAAGAAGGGATGGATTTTAAACCGTTCACGATAAAGCCTGTAGATGCTGAACTTTTAGGCAATAAAAAATTCCAAACTGAAGACATCGCAAGGATTTATCGAGTACCACTACACCTGATTCAAAATTTGGACAAAGCCACAAACAATAACATTGAATACCAGTCGCTAGAGTTTCAAATTTTTACCATGCTACCGTGGGCGCAAAGATGGGAACAGGCTGTAAATAGTCAATTACTAACACCGCAACAAAGAAAAGCAGGCTATTATGTCGAATTAAATATGAATAGTATGTTACGCGGTGATTTAAAATCAAGATACGAAGCTTATGCAACCGGGATTCAGTGGGGTATTTTAAGCATAAACGATTGCTTGCGCCTGGAAAACATGAATGCCATACCTGAAGGAGATAGAAGAATACAGCCTTTAAACATGATTAACATTACTAAGGCAGATGATTATTACACCAAACAAAGCGATCAGGCTAAAGCAATGGCAGAGCAATTACAAATAATGCTAGAAAGAAACAGGTAAATACGATGTCAATTAGCACTCTAGCCGAGTGTTTTTGTTTTGCAAAATTTTAAAGGTGGTGAGTAAGTTGAGTCTCATGGAATCACTAATGAAAAGAATAAAAATCAATAATGTAAATGGTTGTTGGGAAATAAAAGGGTATTTAGACAAAGATGGGTACGGTGAAGTGTCCGGCAAAAGAGCACATCGTTTATCTTATGAATTATTTGTTGAGGAGATACCGCCTAATATGAGTGTTTGTCATAAATGCGACAATCCCAGATGTTGCAACCCTGAACATCTTTTCGTTGGGACGCAAAAAGACAATATATCAGACATGATAAGAAAAAATAGAAAACCTTCTCGCAAAGGTGAAAAAAACACTCAAAACAAGTTAACCGAGCATCAGGTATTGGCAATTTATAATTCAAACGAAACACAAAGAAGCATTGCATCGAAGTATGGAATTGACCAATCAACGGTTAGTTATATAAAAATTGGAAAGCTGTGGGGGTGGCTTACGAAAGGATGTGAGGCTAGTTGAAAAAGTTTTGGCAATTTAAGGCCAAGGCAGATGATCCAAGTGTCGGGGAACTCATGCTTTACGGGGACATATCCAGCTATGAGCCCTGGTGGGGTGATACAGTAACGCCAAAACAATTTAAAGAAGACCTTGACGCTCTAGGAGATATAACAGAACTAAATATTTATATCAACTCCGGTGGCGGGGATGTTTTTGCCGGGCAGGCTATCAGGAGCATGCTAAAAAGGCATAGCACCTATAAAACAGGATACGTTGATGGTCTTGCTGCATCTATCGCATCGGTTATTTTAACCGCCTGTGACAAAGTCATCATGCCCCTGAATGCAATGCAGATGATTCATAAGGCGTGGACATTTGCTATGGGAAACGCTGATGACATGCGGAAAATGGCCGATGACATGGACAAGATTGACGAATCAATCATTGCGGCGTATCAGGAAAAAACCGGACTTGATAAAGAAAAAATTGTCGAAATGATGAAAGCGGAGACATGGATGACAGCAGAAGAAGCGGTCGAGTATGGCTTTGCTGATGAAATCGAAAACGCCAAAGAGGTTGCGGCGTCACTGCGAAACGGGAAGCTGATTATGAACGGCCAGGAGATGGATCTGTCAAGGTTTGTTAACGCCCCAAAATTTCCTATTACTCAAAATCCGGTTAGAGATGAGGGGAAAACACTTTCAGCTGCTAATGAGCAGCGGATCGGCCAGGCACGAGACCTATTGAACGAGGTCCTTGATCAGTCCCCCTCGAGCGAAAATAAAGTGATTGAACCGGAAAAACCAAGGGCACGAGAAGAACCAGTAGTAGCGCCACCCCGGCAAGCGCTGGTTGACATATACCAAAAGCAAATTCAAATTAACAGGAGGAAAGTAAATGTTTAAAACCCTGATCAAAGCGAAAATAGAGGAACAAGAGGTGCTTGTCAAGTCGGCAATGGACGGCCAACGGGCCATGACTGACGAGGAGCAAGCCAAATTCAACGCCATGCAGACCGAGGTCGAAGGTCTGGAAAAGTCTATCGAGGCCGCCGCAAAATTAGAAGCGCAGCAGGCAAAAGTGAACACTCCGGTCAACAAGCCGCTGTATGCGCAGCCGAAGGCAAATCAGGATGAGAAAAAATTTGCCAATCTGGGCGAGCAGCTCCGCGCCGTTGTAGACGCGGCCAGGCCTGGCGGGGCCATTGACCCGCGGTTGAGTATTAAAGCTGCTTCTGGTTTGAGTGAAAGTGTGCCCAGCGACGGGGGGTTCTTGGTGGAGCAGGACTTTGTTACTGAGCTTCTGAAGCGCACCTATGAGACCGGCGTCCTTGCCAGTCGTTGCCGCAAGATACCGATCAGCACCAATGCCAATGGTTTGAAGATGAATGCCATTGATGAGTCAAGTCGGGCAACCGGCTCCCGCTGGGGCGGCGTGCAAGCTTATTGGGAGAATGAAGCCGATCAAACCACTGGGACCAAGCCTAAATTCCGTAAGATGGAATTAAACCTGAATAAACTAATGGGTCTTTGTTATGCCACTGATGAACTGCTTTCAGATGCCACGGCTCTTGAATCGGTTATCCAGCAGGCGTTTGCAGAGGAGTTTGCATTTAAAGTTGATGACGCGATCTATAGGGGAAGTGGATCGGGGATGCCGCTAGGGATCTTAAATTCTGGAGCTCTTATCGCTTGTGCAAAAGAAAATGGCCAGGCTGCTGATAGTATTGTCACAGAGAACATTTTTAAGATGTGGAGTCAGATGTGGCCGCGTTCCAGACAGAATTCCGTTTTCTTTATTAATTCTGAAATTGAGCCACAGCTTTTCTCGCTATCTTTAGCGGTAGGTACCGGCGGGATTCCTGTTTACCTTCCCGCTGGCGGGCTATCCGCAACTCCATACGGGCAACTGTTTGGGCGCCCAGTGATTGCGATTGAGCAGGCATCGGCTCTTGGTGACGTAGGGGATATTCTCCTAGCTGACTTGAGCCAGTACCTGCTCATCGACAAAGGCGGGGTTAATGCGGCTTCCAGTATCCATGTTCGATTCCTGTATGACGAACAGGTGTTCCGCTTTATTTATCGTGTTTCGGGGCAACCCGTTTGGAATCTCCCTCTTACTCCGTACAAAGGCGCATCAACCCAATCGCCGTTTGTAACAATAGCGGAAAGGGCTTAGTTTTGAATATACAGGAATAGGGTAGCTCCCGAAAGCAAGGTGTTCCGGACCTTGCTTTCCTGTATTTATAAACCGGTTAACACTGCGGAGGTGGATGTATCGGCTAAGATTAATGTTGAATGCATTTATTGCGGGAAAGAATTTGAAACACAAGAATGTTGGCTAAAAAGAGGAACCGGTAAATTTTGTTCCAGGGAATGCGCCTACAAATGGAGGGCGGAAAACAACAGAGGAGAAAATGCCTCAAATTGGAAAGGCGGTTCTTACAAGCTAAAATGCGATAATTGCGGCGAATATTTTTATCGAACTCGGAATGGGCGTAATAGTAAACCAGATACTTCTGAAAAACATTTTTGTACCTGGAAATGTTTTAATAGTTGGAAAAAACGAAATAAAATTACGGTTCAGTGCGGAGTGTGCGGGAGAAAATTTATAACGAGTAAATCAAATGTAGAAAATGATAGGGGGAAGTATTGTTCAAGGGAATGCTCTGATTTTGGCAGGAGTGATAAAATTGAGTTAGAATGCAATAATTGCGGTAGATTATATAAAGCCTTTAAATCGCAAAAGGGAAAAAAGTTTTGCAGTAATAAATGTAAGTGTGAGTATTTATCTGGGCCTAATCATCCAAGCTTTAAGAGTAAGATTGAAAAGCATTGTATGGGGTGTGGTAAAAAATACTACGCCGATGAAAGTAGAAAAAACAGTAAGTATTGCTCTTTAAAATGCGCACATAAAGCACTGATTGGACTATTAAAAGGCAGTAAAAGTCCCGTATATAGCCGTGTAAAGGCTGTATGTCCAGTATGTAGAAAAGAATTTACTGTAAAAAAATCACAAGCCGAAAGATGCGCTGATAATTGTTGTTCCAGGGAATGCGCAATTTCATGGTCTATTGAGACTAATAAATTTGCTAGAGAAAACAATT